TGGGCGTCATGATCGCGTGACCTGGCCAGCTAATTCCCTGCACCTCGATCTGTACCTGGACCGGGTTGGTCCAGGTCACGATCCCTGGCGGGCGGAGGCCTATCGTCCCTGGTCCGGGGCACGGGTTCTCGTCCTTGCTGCAGCCGATGGCTAAAAGAAAAAGGGCCGGTAGTAGTCGTTTCATGTCGTCTCAATTTTTACGGTGATAGGGTCGGGTTTGGTGAGGCCGTTGGCCGCGATGAAAACGGCCCGCTCGTCCATAAGGTCGCGTATCTCCCGGCGGGCCTGCCTGGCTTTGTCGCTGTTGTAGTTCCATTGGCTGTCGATGATGACCTGGCGTCGCTGTATCCGGTCCATCAGGTAAAACCAGCGGTTGCGCTTTTGCGCGTCGTGGAGCTCCTGTATCCATTTTGTGGCCTGCTGTTGTCCTCGGGTGGTGTGAGGGAAGTAGCGGGTCTCCACGCTGCTCCCCTGGGTTTTTGTGATCTGTATCATGTCTTGGGTTTTGTGGGGCCCGAAGGCCCCGGTTGTTTAAATCTCAAATCTCCAGGCGTTTTTGAAGTAGGCCTTCTCGGTGGCCTCCTCGCTGGCTATCTCGCGGGCGATCTCGTAAAGCTCAGCCTCGCTTTCCTGGCCGGTCAGGCCCAGGTCCTTGGCGTTGTATTCGCTCCAGGTGCTGGCGCCCTGGTCCTCCAGGTGCTCGTTTATGATCGCCAGGCTTCTTTTTTGTTCGATGGTCATGGTGGTTGGTTTTGTGGGGCCCGTAGGCCCCGGTTATTTATTTGGTCTCGTCCAGGTAGGCGACCTGGTTGGCGCGGTCTATCATGTCCTGGTTCGGCTCGTTCACTTTTACCCAGTTGTACCTGCCGCGTGCATCGCGTCTCCTGCCCCAGCCTTGGGCCATCTTGATCATGTCGCCGTGCTCTCCTTTGCCTACCAGGTCCCGGCGTCCGAAGTAGTGGCTGCCGCTGATCGTGCAGGCCACGTAGTTTCTCATGCTGGTCCGGCGGCTGATCTCTTTGCCGTCCTGGTCGATGACCTGGTATAAAAATTCGATTCCTTTTTTTCCGATCGGGGTCTTGGTCAGTTTGTAGGTGGTCATGTTTTTGTGTTTGTGGCTTCCGCCGGGTGAATTGCAAACATAACGCGAATAGTGCACTTTCGTGCACTATCGTGTAAATAAATTTGTTAAAGTTTTGTTAGTGGGGTACGCTGTTCAAACCCAGGATCAGTCGCCTGGCCTCCTTGATCACCAGCTCCTGGGGTTCGCTCCTGTTCATCCCTGGCACGGTCCCGAAATAAACCACCATGTTTACCAGGGCCTGCAGGAGCTCGGGCGCCGCTGCTATGAGCCTGGCGTTCCCTTTGCCGGTCTCCTCGTCGGCATCCTGGTTCATGGTCGGGTACCAGTTAACGGTCGCGATCCTGAAGTCGGTTAGGTCCATCTCGCCGCTGGCGTAGATGCCGTGAGCCTCTCCTCCGTTTAACGTGTTCCAGGAAACGGCCCAGGGTCCTTTGCTGTGTTTGTTGTTCATATCGGGGTTTTAATAGTTGAAGGTTTTGGTGTCGGCTGTCTTGGTTCCTGGCTGGTAAGCCTTCAGGGCGTTGATCAGGGCTTGGGCCTGGAGAACGGCTGCTTCCGCGTTCACCACGTAGGGGCCGGTCGCCCTGGCTGCCAGGAATTGTCCGGCGTAATAGGCCAGGAGGTAGTCGTTATAAAAGGCGTCGTTGGCAAATTCGTTTCTTGATTTCATGCTGTTGGTATTGTGGGGCCCGGAGGCCCCGGTTATTTTAATAAATCCTTTCCCTGGTCTCGGGTCCGGCTTTTAACCAAACCGAAGAAAAACGTACCAGGTAGTTGCGGGCCTCGTTGGCCGTCTTGCAATCCGCCTTCAGGCAGGTGTTCGCCTTGGTCCAGTAGCTGTGGAGCCTGGCTTCAAACCAGGGGAAGTTCTCGCGGACGTAGAGCTCTATAACTTTCTCTCCCTTGCTGTCCTTAATCAGGTAGTGGTCGTCGTTCTGCTGTTGTAGTGTCATGGCTTGTTGTTTGAAATGCGAACATAAAACAAAAAGGTGCACTTTCGTGCACCTTCGTGTATATTTATTTGTTAAAATTCTGTTAACGTCCTTTCAGCTTGGCTCTCAGGGTGTTGCCCAGGAGCGTAACGATCAGCGCCACGCCGAGTAAAATAAAGAAACTGATCCTCCACTTGTTCCGGCTGCTCCTCATGGCCACGCAGTCCGTGCACTCCTCTCCGATCTGGAAAGAGGACCGGAGCTGGTATTCTCCTGCCGCTGTCCTTCCCTGGTTGGCTATGGCCAGCGGTGGTCGGTAGGCCAGGCTGTCCTCTATGATCATCCAGAGGCTGTAGCTCCCTGTCGGCAGGTTCCCTGGGACCGTGATCTGGTCCTCGACCAGGGTCGGTGTCGGGTTAACCCTAAACCATTTAGGTTTAAAGTTGCTGGTGCTGGTCATGACCGTCGTTCCGCTGCCATCTTTGATCCGGTATTTAACGATCCAGGTTTCGTAGGTCGGGCAAACGCCAGCGTTGCGCCAGTAAACCTTTAGGTTGATTATGCCTCCCTGGGTCGTCTGCGTGCTCATTACGGCGCTATCTATCTGCAGGCGGGCGCCAGCCAGCTTGCTGGCCAGGCGGACGCTGTCGCGGGTCCCCTGGGTCAACAGGTCGGGTCGGTACATCGGGCTGGTCCAAAAGTTTCCATTGCCCCAGCTCATCGGTTTATATCTCCTGGTCTCGGTCGGCAGGTTTTTCATGTAGGGCTGGTCGCCGTTGTTCCAGTTCCCTGGCGGCTCCCCGATCACCGGGGCGAAGTTGTGGCGGTCCATGATCACGGTGTCAAATCTCATCCCTCCAAAAGTTTTAACGTTCTGGTCCGTCCAGGTGCGGACGTAGGTGGCCTGGTTGTCGGCAAATCCCCATTGGTCCCGGCGCCAGCCGACCAGGCCCCAGGCATTCCTTTTGGTCAGGGCGTAGTGCGCCACTTCCGCTGGTATCCAGGTGTTGGGTATTTGCCTGGCGTCGTAAACCGAGACGTTGATCGCTGTCTTTAATGTCGGGTAGGCGTCCACGTAGGCGTCTATGATCGCCTTGTAACTCGCTATCGTTGGCTGCCTCCCGGCTGGCCAGTAGGTCGTGTCCGGGGCGGTGTGGTTGTAGTGCCATTCTCCCCACTCCCCAACGTGGCGGATGTCGATGTAATTTATAACGTCGGCGTATTTGTGCCCCTTGTAGCTGGTCCGGTTCAGCCAGGCGTAGATCGAGTCGTTCAGTTTCCTGGTTTGCGCTATAAATTCCGGGTGGTTATAATTGGGCACCCATTCTCCGCCGTCGTGCCGGATGTAGTCGCGGGTGTTGGTTGCGCCGGCCTGCATCATCCGGTGCAAATAAACCGGGTAGTACATTGTGACGCCTTGGTCCTGGTCCATCTGCACGCCGGTCCTCCAGCTCGAGCTGGCAGTTTGCGTCATGATCCCAAATCCGAAAACCTGGCCGGCGTCTATGCATCGCTTGATCTCGTCCTCCAGGGTCGCCCACCGGAATACGTTTTGGCTGGTCTCGATTTCCTTCCAGGCAAACCGGAAATAAACGGCGTCCAGCGGTTTGCGGTCGGCCTCGGTGGGTATGTTCACGTAGTATTGGTCGTGCCATTGCTCCGATCCTCCTCCCCGCCATTTAAAGTCTGGTTGGCTGAAGGGTATAACCGGAAAGGTCAGGGTGGTAGATCCGTTGGGGTCCGCTCCTGAAACCGTGACCGTCGCTTCGTCCTGGGCGCTTGCTCCCTGGTTGTCGGTTGCGGTAAATCGGTAAACGTATGATCCCAGCTGCAGGTTGGTTACCTGGGTGCTGATGTTATTGGCTGTGGCCAGGTCTCCTCCCGCTGGTCCGCTGACCTTGGTCCAGGCCCTGGTGGCTATGGTGCCGTCCGGGTCTGTCGCTGTTCCGGTCAGGGTCACCTGGTTTGTCGGTAGGGTCGTCGCCTTATCCGGTCCGGCGGAAACCGTCGGCGCCTGGTTGGTCACAGTCCCCTGTTTATAAATGTTATTTGGTCCGGCGTATTGCGGTGGTGCCTCGAAATAAATGTTATAGCTCCCGCTGGCCGTCCAGGTCGAGGTGTAAAAAGTTGACCAGGTGCTTCCGCCGTTGGTGCTCTTTTTGTACTTGATCTGCGTGCCCTCGTAGGCGATTTGCAGGTAGTTTCCCGAGGCGATCGTCGTGTTGGTGATAATGTATCCGCCCTCGTAAACGCTGGCCTTGGAGCTGTTCCCTACGGTCATCCCGTACCTTACCTGGGTGTTGCCGACCGGGGTGGAGTATACGTTGGTGTGGCTGGTCCCTGGGGCCAGGCCGATCACGTACATGTTGTTCTGGTTTATGATGTCAAAGCTCAGGGTCTCTCCTGGTGCCAGGGTTTCCTGGAAACGGACAACGTTGCGGTTCTCGTTGTACTCGGGTCCTCCGTATGCCGTCCCTCCCACAGCCCTTATTCCCTGGTTCGAATTCTGTTGTTCGTTGCCGACGGTAACGGCGACCGGGACAACGTAGTGCTTGGGTTGTGCCACAGCGGTTATGCTTGACAGTAAGAGCAGAGCAAAAAATAATTTTTTCATGTCGGTTTGTTTAGAACATAAACGCCGGTATCGGTTTTGGTCCTCCGCCTCCCTCGCTGCCGGCGAAAGTTGGAACGGCTGCGTAGGCTGCGATAACGGCCGTGTCGTAGGGTACGCCGAGGTTGTCGTACAGGCCCCAGGGGAAATTTTCGATGGGCGTCGCGTCCTCGTTCAAAGCCCAAAAAGAAATACCTGTTATGTTAGGGTCCAGGATATGTGTTTGCCAATCTACGGTAAACGCTAAACGGTTACCTCCGTAACTTAGTGGTCCTGATCTCGCGCATCCGGTTTCGCCCATGTAAATCGGTTTACCCAGGTACAGCGCCGGGGCCATATCGGCAGGGTCGAACGGGTAGTAGTAGGTGTGAAAATTTAGGTAGTCCACATAAGGTGCTACTAACGGTACGACGGTCTGTCCAAATAAATTATCATAAGTTCCCCAGGGTTGGATGCTGCAGGTCAGTTGCTTGGTCACGCCGGCTGTCCTTATTGCGCTGGTCAGGGAGTCCACGAACGCGACGTTTTGTGCTTCTGTCCTGGTGGCATCCAGTTTTCCCCAGCCATTAAATTCCTGGATCAAATCTATGCCGATCACGTTGTCGTGCACGTCGGCCATTTGTGCAAACTCGACCAGGTGGTTCCTGATATTTGTTTCTGTGAAAGGTGCCAGCGTATCGACGTCTACCAGGTTCTGCCATCCGCATCCGGTTGCCTCAAAAAAACAGCCCTTTGATTCGCAATAATAAATCAGTTCGCTGTAGTTGTTCAGGTATGTCGTCAGGGTCATCCTGGGTGTGGCTGATAAAACAAAGTCCGGAGAGGCGATCTGTCTAAAACAATTCACACCCATTTCCTCGATCGCCTTGTCTATCAAGTCTTTAATCAACGGAAAAGTTTCATCCCAATTAAGGAGGACGTTGCCCCAGCTAGCGTTGTTTAGGGGCAAACCCAAGTTGTTAAAAACTGGCGTCAGGTTCACGCCCTTCAATTTAAATTCTAAAGATCCGATCCCCGGCATGATTATAAATTTTCTGCGTTAAAACTATCCACTAGCCATTGTGCTGCTGTCGGGTTAACGCTGTAGGTCTGGATCATGGCCCGGCGCCCTGCTGTTAATCCGCTATCCGTTCCCGTTAGTACCGTTGCGCCGTCAAATTTTACGGTCAACGCGCTGCCTGATATTTCAAAACTAACGGAGTGCAGGTTTCCGTCGTGCAAGGCTGCAATACCTATGCCCGCTGTTACCACCACGTTCGCTCCGCCGTTGGTCTTTTTATTGATACTGATGGCGGTTCCACCCAGGGGACCCGCGTCAATTATTTGCGCGTAATATGCGGTAAAACCGGCCAGGGCTGAGTCGGCTCTAAGCAAAAGAGAAACCACATCGTAATCGCCGTCTGCGACTTGTCCTGTTTTCTTTAGGACGACGGTTGCCCTTTGGTTCGCTCCTGAAAAAACGGCCGTGTATGCGTAGTTCGCCTCTGTACTGTGTGGTGTTGTTTCGCCCATAAAACCCGTGCCGGATAAATGCGCGTTGCCTGTTGATCCCCACAGTTTGGAGATGGCGCCACCCAGTTCCGGCGTGTGTGCGGTGAGGTTAGTGCCCGCTGTCCCTGTAAAGGTATCCCATGCAACGGGTGAGAAGTTCTCCGCCAGAATTCTATCAACTATGAATAGCGTAGCGACCGATGAATTCGTAGCAAAAAGCGTAAAACCTAATTTCCTTCCTGCTGTTAATGAGGAATCGGTCGCGGTATCCAATGTAACACCATCTAATTTAGTGGTAATGGTATTCCCGATAACTTCAATAATCAATTCGTGATAAAGTCCGTCTGAAAATTCAGCGTCAAGGTTGGGATTCGCTGCCCCTATTTCGGTATTTGTTCCCGATACATTTTTGTAGATATATGCAAGTACGCCGGTCGAATAGGCATTAATGAGCTGAACATAGTAGCCATTCTTTGTGGGCAATGCCCCTGCATCAACTCTAAGCCACAATTCAAGTGCTTCGATTTCCCCGCTTGGAACAGAGCCGCTCTTTTTAAGTCTGCAGATTATTCTTTGGTCGGCACCACTAAACACATTTGCCCAGGTGTAGGTGGCGACTGTGCTGTCCGGGGTCGTTACTTTCGCTGTGCCGTCTCCGTTAGTCACCGCAACGCCCGTAGTGCCGAATATCTTTGTAAGGGCTCCGCCGATCGTCGGGGTGTGCGCGGTTAAGTCTGCTGCTGCCGTGCCTGTCATGGCATCGTCCACAACGGCTCCAGCTGCTGGCGGTATAACAATAGCCGTGCTGTAGGTATCGCTTTTCCATTGCCAGCTCGATCCGTTATATCTGCCTATCAGGACCGTCGTTTCTCCCGCTCCTGTCGCCCAGGCAAAGTCTGTTTCCATGTCTCCGGGCAGGTTGGTGATCGTCGTGCCCGCGATCGTATGTGCCACCTCGATCAAAACGTAGGACGGTGTTGCTGGTGTTGAAAAACTCACCGCAATGTTCGCGGAAATCGACAGCCTGAAGTCGCTATAAAGCGCCAGGTTAAACGCAACAGCGCCGGCGACCGCTCCTTTGTTTTCCAGGCCGACGGTCCCGCCTCCTATTAATGCGCTTAGCTGGGCCAGGGTAAATCTCCCGGTGGTCGGGAAACCGGAGAGCTGTCCCTCCATCTCTGTGGTGGTGGCCAGGCTGGCCCCTATGCTAGATAACTGGTGGATCGTTTTTCCCATTGTATTAATTTTTAAGGGCCTGGGTTTTTAACCCGAAGGTCTCCGGTTGCCGTTCTATATAATTCTCCGTCTGTTAATCCTCCCGCGCCTGCCTGGGCATCGTTAGCGAAAACCGGCAGGTCTGAAAATCGCGGAGGCTTGACCGTTAGTGGTGGTGTATTCGGGTGCTTGAATTGTGTTAGCACGCTCAAAAAATCGGACCAGCGCATAACGTCTCCCTCCACTTCGTTGGCTTTGTTAAAGAGTGCCTGCATAGCTTTGTGCGATATCATTTTGTTTTAAATTCCGCCTTATGGAATAAACCAGGGCTTCGTTACAAAAAGTACCAGGAGCTCGTCCGTCCTGGTTGTCGGTAGTAAAACTTCCACAGCCCCTGTCGTCTCGTTCACGTTGCAGTCTGCTCCAATCTCCAGGCTAAGGCCTTTAAAAATAACGTCCAGGCACCTGTGTCCTCCCATCGGGTGGATGTAGACCGGCCCGGTCTCGGTTCCTTTGTACTGGTATTGGATCGCTGCTATCATGCGTAAACTCGGTATTCTCCGCTGCCGTCCACCCGGACGTCCCCGTCCCCGATATCCCTGGCCGTCTCTGGTGCTCCCGGTAGTGGGACGTTCTCCACGTCAATGTATAATATTTTTATGTAATCTCCTGCCGCGAGCGGTGTGATCCAGGTAAAGGTTTGCGTCGCTTCGTTGTACTGGACCTGGTCGCCGGTATAGCCCATCGGGTATATCTTGATCGCCTTGCTGCTGCCGTTCAAATAAAACACCAGGACCGTTACCTCGTCCGCCAGGAAAATGTCGGAGGCGTCCAGGCTGGTCTCTCCTCCTATCGCGGTGTATTCCAGGATCAGGATTTGCGGGTTCTCGTTGGCCACCGGGGTAGTGGTGATCACCGGCGGTCCGCTCATCTGCAGGACAAAGCTCTGCCCGAGCATCGTTACCGGCGTCTTGGTCAGGCCAACGGACCGGATCAGGGTGTTAACTTCCAGCACCTTCATGTTGCCGTCCTGGTCGTCGATCGCGTATTTTACCAGGACCTTTTGCTTGTTCCATTGGTAGCCTAAAATATCAAAAACCGTATATAGGTTGTCGGGGCTGGTGACGATCTTGGTCAGCCCGGTGCCGGTGATCGTCCCGGTAAACTTGCCGTATTCGTATTCGGGGAAGTCGCCCGCTGTCCTGGGCGCCAGCTCCAGCATCTCCGCCTCGGTGGTTACTTCCACGTTCTGCGTGCAGGCTATCGGGTAAAATACCGAGCCGAGCTTCATGTAAAGAATACAAAATTTGCCCCGTACTATCTCGCTCATGGCTCCAAATTTAGCCGGCCTGGAAAATCCGGCGCTAAAAAGATTTACACATCTTTCTCGTAAATGTTAGCAAAGTCATGCGGCGGGTACAGGGAGGCGTCTGTTGAGTCGATTGCGCTGTCCCAGGTTTCCAGGAGCGTTGCCTGCCACTTGCCCGCTGCAAAGTCTATTTCCTTCAGGTTGGCGATCATGAATTGTTTGGTCGGGGCGTCGTCCACAAAAACGATCCGGTTCAGCAGCCCGATCGGTATTGGTGATCCTGTTGCCGGCTGCCAGGTAAGGCCCAGCATCGTCACTTCCAGGCGCATCCGCTTGCGCCGGTTCATCAGCATATGGCCTATGGCTTTCTGCCGCTTAAAGGTCAGCCGTTCAGCCGGGTAGTCGATCCGGTACCAACGGTCGCCGGTCATCACGTCCCCAAAGAAGAGGGTCCCTTTGTGCTGGCGGTTGTCGCTGTCGTCCATAAAGGTCTCCTCCTCGTAGTCCTGGTTCCAAATCTCCGGGAGGGTGTAACGGTCAAAGTCTCCGATCACGCCTGGTATCTTGCTTTTCTCCCTGATCTCGATCTGCAGGTCCTTAAATTCGGCGTCCCAGTTAAAGGCGCCGCTGGTGTTGTGCAGGGTTATAAACATCCTTCCCTGGCCTGGGACGCCCTTGGTCCTTAGCGCGTATTGTTTCCAGGTGTTGTTGCTTTCGCTGGAGCTCCAGCTCATGGCCAGGGTCTCGGTTCCGGTCAGGTAGTTGTCCGGGGTGAGGTTCCAGGTCCCGTCGTCGTCCAGGGTGTATTTGGCTCCGCCTCCTGCTATCTCAAATTTTATAATGGCTATCGTAAAGGTGGAGGGCCCGGTGCCGGTGCCGGCTCCCGTAAACCTGAAATTTATTGAAAAATCTACCACGTCGTCCTTGTTCAGCTCGATCGATTGGCTTTCCATCCAATGCCCCGAGGTTCCGCTGTTCTGCTCGATCACGGCGTAGGTC